TTCTTGCTGTGATGCCCTAGATATCCATCCTGCCGCAAATCGCTTTCCATCCTTCTTTCTCTTCTTCGGATTAGCGTCACACCAAGCAGCCATTGCGCTTAATTCAGCAAACACATCCACTTTTGGAAAAGCATTCTGCCAGTAAATAATCTGGGCATCATCGGGTTCGTAGTAAGTACCATCAATTAAAATTATCATCCACACTTCCCTTTTAATGCCGGAGCAAGCTCCAGCAAATTAGTTAATTAGTAATGACGAGCTTTGATTACCGTATCGAATCTTGACATCTATTCCCTTTACCAGCTCTCGGCACAGGGAGGCGCATTATAGAGAGGGTCAACTCTGTCTCCGAGGTTCTTATGTTCCTCGGCCTAACGCCCGGTAATCTCTGACTAAAAAAGGAGGCATGAGTAGTCTTGGGGTGTCTAGGGGTGTCCAAGGACGTCCCGTCGTGTATACTACCCATGTCTTTTTTCTTGGTCGAGATAAGACTATCACTTAAAACCGCCACGGTTCAAGTGACTCCCTTTGGCCCCTCAATCGAGGGGCTTTTTACTTTTAGATAGACCACTCTGCAATCGTTACTGCGTCACCGTACCTGTTCATTACGGTTTTCAGCTCAGATCGAATCTTGTGGCCGTCTGCACGCAACTCACAGATACGAGCCGGGGTCTCTATAATCCCAAGCTCATCCCATGCATTCAATCGCGTTAGCTTCTTGCCACTATTAAGGTATGACAACAACCGCTTCTTCTGGCTCATAGTTTTTCCTCCCAAGATAAAAACTCTTCTAAGTCCATGCCAAAATATTCGGCTATTTCGACTATACGACCCAGCCTCATGTCCTCAGACTTTTTCCATCGGTGAATGGTCATTGGTGTGACGCCCATCTTTTCAGCCATTACTTGACCTGCTGGATCGCCACACGATTTAAGCAACTCAGTGAGCTGATCTCCTACCTTAAAATGGGATGTCATCTTCTGGAAATCCTTGTGGTTGCGGCTCAGGTTGAGGTGCTAAGGCTTGTTTTGCTTGTTGAACTCCTTTTGCGGCTGCCTCGGCCCTACTCCATCCACTGATCTTCATGTACTTATCACCGCTCTTGCTGGTGTTAATCCATACATTAAGACCATCCTCAGTGCCATCTGCGTGCTTATAACTGCCCTTGTAATCAGGATCGGTCTCAGCGGCCTTCTCTTTGTTTTTAAACAGTGCGCCCTCGCGCGGCTTGTTTTCATACGGCATTGTCTTACTCCTTATTTGCTTTTGCGTTAATCATTACTTGCTTGTACTGCGACTTTACTTCGCTTGAAAGACGATCTTTTACGCACGCCCTTTCATAGTCCTCTAACTCACCCTGCAACTGCTCGATAAACACCACATCGCCATTGTGAACGGCCTCTGTTAGCTTCTCAGCGTAGTCGTCAAAGTTAGCGTGCATCTGCGTTACTAAATCACGAGTAAGCTGATGCGTTGCAGTCTTCTTGCCTTTCGGAGATCCTTCTTTAACGGCGTTCATCTCCTCTTCACTAAGCTGGCTATACCAAACGGCGCAGTTATGCTTGTTCTCTTCATGTTGACGCAAGAACTCCTCGTACATAGCTGTGTGATCGATCTCTTCAGCCGGCGGCAAATCCTCACCGCGATAAACGTACAAACCCAATCCGTGCATACTGATAGCTTTTGCAAAACAGCGTTGCATTGATGTGTTTAGTTGAAACACGTTTGGAATTTGAATCGGCTTATTCTTATGGTCCAAGACCGGCAAATGAGCCTTGTGAGACACGCCGCCGACAGTGACAGTGCAGAACACCATAACCTCACCGTTTGGCGTTGTGATCCAATCATGATGCTCGTACGTCGCGTCAGGGCAATGCTCACACAACTTCTGCCAAGCAGACGCCCAGCTAATGTAAGACAGGTTTCCTTTCTTCTCGATAAACTCGCCGCAGTCTACTTGCGACAAGAATTTAAAGGTGTTTTCCATAATTAAGCTCCCTTTGCCATTTCTTCGTAGGTCACGTCTTCGTAACCCTGTTGTGGAGCCGCACTCAATGCATACTCCTGTCGTGCCAGCTCATCACCTGCCGCATAACCTTGCGAGTAGGCGTCACTCATGCGTGGCTTTAGCTCCATGTAACGACCGTAATAACCACACTCAAAACCATGCCGGTACTCCCTAGCCAACACTAAAGATATTTCTTTCCACCCTTTAGACATAACTGCTTCGTAATTAGCCGACATCTCTAGCCTCCGTATGCGCGTGCGTTAATGATGATGTCAAACTGACGCTCGAGGTTTTGCTCAACAATCGGGCGTGCGTAATACCATAGCGCCTCACGCATATTGTCGATGAACGGGTCAGAAGCGCGCTCTGGCGCAAAGAGGTTTACGATGAACTCTTCTGGGTTGTTAGCACGTAACATTGCCTCAGAAAGTATTTCACCGGTTTGATTTTCTATCTCAAGAATTAAGTAGCCGCGATCTTCAGGGCTAAACTCTTCGATTCGATCCAGGTCACCATCTATTTGGTCATAGAGGTCAACCGCGTCATACATTACATCCACTGTTCTTAGCATTGTAAGTCTCCCTTGTGTGCGACATTGCACAGGAGAAACAATAACAGCCTATGTTATATATAACAACCCTTGTTATTAGTTATATGGGTTTCAGCTACTATACGCCCATAAGACGGGAGTGGTTGTTCTATCGTCGACGTGTATAAACGTCCGTGCGACACCGATAGAAAAGCCCATCTTCAAGGCTTCATGAACAATGTTCATTCTTTCAACGCCATTCGATACAGCTATGTCGGCAGCGCGGCCCTGGCAGTGCATTCCCGTGCCTGGGGCGGCCTTAACGACCTCGCTGGGGTGGCTTGCATCTCTGTAGCCAGAGGTAATTTTAAACGGAAACCCGCATTTTTCTCGTAGCTCATCTAGCTTATGTAAAAACGCCTCATCCATGGAGTTAGCATTTGTGTGTGTGCAGTTAAATTCTTCTACTCTGAAGTAAGTTAGCATCATTTTTTCCGTAGGTTCATCAATTTGTCAGCTCCGCGTATGCCAAACGAAGCGCTAACAGCCAAGAATAACAGGTATTGATACCACTCAGGTAGGGTGTCGAGTGCAGCGAACGCCATGTCTACACGCTCTATTACGGCGACATCATTCATGGCTATGGCGTAGCCAATCATAAAAATGGGCGCGGCTAGACAAAGGGTCCAAAATTCGTCTTTCCAACTATTACTGCTTGCATCGGCCATCTTGTTTTCCCAAGAGGCGTCGTTTTGAATAACCTGTAGTTTTCGCTCGTGAGTGGCTTTCTTTTCTTCAGCCTTGCGCTTGAAGTGGTCGCCGACAAGTCCAGTAAGTGGTCCTATAAGGGCTTGTAGTATCAACGCATGAACCCTAACAAAGTAATAAGAACGCCAATGGCCGTAAGAACAAAAGTGCCGCCGTACATTAACAAATTTTCAATGCGCTTAAACCCAGACTCGGCTTTGTTTTCTAGCTTGTCAAAGCGATCATGGTGATCATCAAGCGTCTTTTGAATATTTGTATATCTCACTAAGCACTCTTTTTCGTGTGCCTCTAGCTTGATTAATGCTTCGCTTCCAACGTCCATAGCCTCACCTACTGAATGGCAACGAATCGAGAGCCTGCCACAAGTTCTCGATCTCCGTATCAACGCGCCTTAAAACGCGCTCTGTTTTATCTAATGACTGGACCCGGTTGTTTACCGTAAGTACAGCCTCTGCATTTGACTTCTCTACAGCGGCTATCCGATCACGCAAATCTAACAGATCTTGCTGTGCCTTCATTATAGCCTCTAAATTAGTTCCTAGCTCGGCCAACTTGCCTTGCAATTCTGAAATATTGTTATCAGATAGCTGTTGTTCCATGTTCGATATGGCTACTTGATAGCCCTGCAAGCGCTCAGATTGCGAATCACGCAAGTCTTCAAAGCGACCCTGTACAACGGCAGTCTCAGACGTAGCCTTCGTTACGGAGCCTTCTAGAGCGTCAAGACGGCCAAAGAATTCTGCGCTTGCGTAAATTCCGCCAGCAATCGTTGACGCCGCTGTAAGCAAAATAGCGATCCAGACGCCTTTAATCTGCGTCCCGCCAACATTAACTTCTATGTCTTCAAGGGCCATAAACACCTAACTCCGACAAACAAACCTCTTGGTCTTGAGCAAACCAACAACCACCTTGGGGGCTTGTATAGTAGAAAACTGATTCTGCACCTACGGACATAATCTCAGCGTCTTGCATAAAGTAAGAATTTACATCAAGCATTACGCTCATGCTGTACGACTCAAAATCCACACTGACGATTCCAGTTGCGTTATTAAAAAACGCGTCACCGGCATCACTATAGCTCGCCGTATATTCTGCTGCGGCACTATTGGCTTCAGCAATTAGGTTTTCATCGCTTGCAACTGCAAAAAAACTAGCGGCTTGTTGTGCAATTGATGCAACGTCATCCATTGATTGGTTGTATGACTCAACCTCCTCATCGGTTAAGACTACGGATTCTTGGTTGTCATTGATGTAGTTCTGAACTTCGAGCGCGCCAGAGTCGTCTGGGCTATCTTGGTTTTGCTCTGCAAGGTTTGACAGCGTTGCAACCTCGATTAGTGCGGTGGCGGCTTCTACGTAGTTGTCTACGGCGTCGTTTAACTGGTCCATTTGGTCAGAGGCTTGCTGCTCAAAAAAATCTTGCGCGCCCATGTTGGTAAACGATCCGGCCTGCATGGCTTGAACAGCTGAGTTGTAAGCAAGTTGTTTTTGTGCGGTTATGTAAGCGTCTTTGTTAGCAAGAATGTCGTTGCCAGGAATCCCTCCGTTAGGAGCTGACTCCATCATTCCGCCTACCGCAATAATTCCGTTTGCAAAAGTTTGACGTAACGCAGTGCTTGCATCGACGAGTGAACTTAGCTCATTCGATTTCGCTTGCGCGGAAGCGATCAGACAGATTGCCAGTATCCACTTCTTCGACATCAACCTCCTCCCCTACGCCCAAAATGGCATTGTAATATGCCTTGTTTTCTGCATACATCGGAATATGTAGCTCTGGATTTTCTTTAAGCTTTAAATAACTCCGACGTCCAACCACAATTTTACCACGTTCTACTAGTGGACATGGACTACCCGATACCATCATAGCCTTATAAACATCTGGGTCTTGGCACATCAAGGATACGGCACTGATCTTTAGTCCTAATTGGCTCAGAACTAAAGCGTTTGCTCTTCGATTACAGAAAGGGTCTTGCTGATAAGTGCCACGAGATAGTCCGAAGCTAAACCCTTGCACGCCATTAGACGTGCTTTTTAAGCATGATTGGACGCCAGTGCTTATTAGGCTAGGAGCTACGGCAGTGCTGGTCGGCATAGACCTTGGAGCGTTGCCGTTGTAGGTGGTGGTTGAATTGTTATTATTGGAGTTTTGCTGTGAAAGATCACCTTCCAAGTTGTTGTCAGGCGACTCTGGAAGATTGTCTGGACCGTCTTGATCAATGCGTATTTCTTGCGCGCCTACAGGTAATGCCAATAGCAATAACAATAAGGCGCAACGCATTAGATCTTCCCTTCAACAATCCGCAACTTTTTAAAATCAGGATCATTCAGTTTGCGCATGATTAGCTTGCGCCGACCATCAATATCGTTCCACGCTACCTTTTCTTCTTTCATCCACTGCGCCAGTAAGTGCATAGGAATCGATCCAACACACCAAGACTCAGGCAACTTGCCTGCACCCATAGAGCGAAGCATCTGCGTGCGCTCAAGATATGGCGTGTTATCGAACTGCTTTTCGACTGTAAACGTGCCGTCGTTATTGTTGTGAAACTTCTCTTTAGTCTTCACTAGTCTCTACCTTCTTCTTGCGCGGTGCGCGCTTTGGTTTTGGTGGTGCCGGCACAAATTCTAAATTTGTTCCATGTGGAACAGCTTGGCTATCTGTTAGATCAACCATATCGCCCCGGACGTGCCTCTTGCCGTCAATGAACAAAGTGCCAATTACTACTTTATACATAGTACCTCCAAAAAAAAGGGGGCCGAAGCCCCCAACCACTCATTTACGAAGTAGTGTTGTCAGCAATGATACCTGATGCCTTCTCGTTCTTACAAACAAGAGTAAGCTCAGTTGTCACCTGACGTGTAGTCGCATCTCCAGTCTTGGCGAGAGCGATGTTCTTAGTTGGACGCAATACGCCAACACACCACATATCAGACTGCATAACGAACACATCACGCGAACGGTTCTCACGCGAAGGAACAAACTCTACTGTACCCCAAGGAGTAACGTAGACATCCATGTGCTTGATGACGCGCTCGTCTTCTGCCTTAACGGTAGAACGCTGGTTGTTGTTACCAGCAAAGCCGAGGGCTACGTTCATTTGGAAAGCTGACAAGTAGCAAGTGTCAGGATTTCCGCCCTGCTCCCAGATAGACTGCATGACATCGTCAAACTTAGCCTGTGAGAAAGCAGTTGGAGTGCCGTCATCTGTACGTGCGTCAGATCCGTCACCAGTTGGGTCAGCACCAGAGTTGCCTGATTGTGAGTTCACGTTAGTGATCATCCACGCAGGAGCGCCAGCAAGCTCACGAGCTGTAGTGCTGTTACCAGCCGCTCGTGCGTTGTTGTCGAAAAGCGCCTTCTCAATGTCAAGCTTCTGCTCTTTCGCAGTCTTGAGCATTTGGTAAGCGATTTCAGCTGCACGACCTGCCTTCTTCAGACCTTCGTCTGTGTCAGGAATTACTACCGCGTTCTTAAAGATTTGCGTGTAGTTGCCGAGACGTGAAGTCGCAGTACGCGCAGAAGCAGTAGTTGCATCGCCTTCAATGTGAGCGTTAGCTGCTGAAGAACGAAGTGCATCTGTTTGCCACTCGTGCAAAGTGTTAGCTGCCTTTACTTTCGCGCAAGCAGTGTAAAAAGGAGTCTCTTCTGGTGACACGTCATAGATGACGTCAGAAAGATCTTCCCGGATACCGACAGCATCATAGCTGTCAAAAGTGTTGGATGGCTGTGCCATGATAAATACCTCTATTCAAGAATTAAGCTCATAGCATCATTGATGCTTCCTGAGCGTTTAAGTTTAGATCGAGCTTGCCTGCCTTGATTGCGATTAGAAGACGTCTTCTTTGATCCAGCTTTAACGACCTTTGATGGCTTTGGCTTGGCTTTTTGTACAGCCCTTTCCTTTCCATCTTTAATCTCTTGATACCGCATGGCGTCTCGCAATACTCGGATTGCTCGGTGGTCCATGACAGATGAGATTTCTTCGGCTGAATAACCATATACCTCTGACCCCATGCGCAGCATAGTGTCTCGGACTGTGGTCGCCTTTTCTGGGTCGGCAAAATCAGGATCAACCTGACGTAGCGTTTCCATCTCTCGTTCTAGATAGGCTTGTTGTGCTTGCTGTTGAGCTTGTTTCTGGTAAGCAAACGTCTGTTTCATTTGCATCATATCGGTCTGATATTTCTGCATTTCTTTATCGTAACGAGCTTTGTCTTGCGTGTACCCAATAGGGTCAGACTCAATCAAAGCCTCGTCCGGTGCCACTGGTGCTTTTGCAAAGCCGGGGTTTTGCATCTGTTGATACAAAGACAGTACGGCCTCACCAGCATTCGCCAGCGTCGCATTAGCGGTTTCAGCTTTCTTTCGCAGGTCAGCGACTTCCTGCATACCCTTCTGAATGTATTGTTGACCACTATAACCGCGCTGTAGCTCATCTAGCGTGACCTCGACTTCCGTTCCGTCTACCTTGACGGTGAAAATTTGAGGCTGCTCTTCCTCTGCTACTTCCGGTTCTTCTTCATCAACGTCAGGATCGGGTTGCTCCTCAGTCTCCTCGTCTAAGTCCTCTTCAGGTTCCTCGACTTCTGCTACCTCGGGCGCTTCTTCCTGCTCTGGCTCCTCGTTTTGAACGAGAAGGTCTACTGCTGATTCGATGCTGCCATCGAATGTTACTTCATCAGTCGTTTCCACGGTACTGATCTCCTTTGTTGTTTATCGAAGATAGCTTCATCCGTGAGGATGACTGCCATGCGATCTTCAATCTTCGCTAATGCCCTTACAATTTGATGGGCGTCTTCCCGGTCTTCCGAAGAAGAGTGCGGGTTTAGGAAGACATTGGCTGTGTCTTCTCTAATTTCATCTAACAGCATATTGAACGATTCATCACCCTGAAGACGCTTTACGTGCGCCGCCCGATCTTTGATGTTCAAATCACATACCCATAGGGTTTCTAGGTGCGTTTTGTAGCTGTTTAATTCGTTCTACATCTACGGCTGTGCCGTACTTTCCAATAATTTCTGCCGCGCTAATCAATAGATTTTGATCTAGCTCATCGCGTTTTAAGTCATCATTGGCCATAGCCTGCTGTGCATCCAGCATCATCTTCTGCTGATCTAATTGAGACTTAGCCATAACCTTCATTTGGTCTGACTGCATCTTAGCTTGGGCCTTCATTTGCTCTGCCTGCAAGTAAGCCGCATTAGGATCTCCTTGTTGCTGCTGACCCTGTTGCTGCTGTTGCATCATCATCTGCTGTTCCATAGCCGGATTGAGAGGCATAAAGTAGCGCTCAGAGTTGCGGACGCCATTGATAGCCAATATGTCCGACAAAGTGTTTCTTATGTTTGACAGTGAAACCATGCCATTGCCAGGGCCATACGACTGGAAAATTTGAATCTGCATCTGTAACGCCTGGTTAAGGACAGCGACCTTCTGGTCTTCTCTGCCCGTTCCAAGACCTACGTTAATGGATACGTCCATGCCGGTATTCCATGAGCGAGGATCGACAGGAATGTAGCTTTGGCCCTGTAACCGCATCATCTGCTCTTCATCGACGTTTTCTACCATGACCTTCAACATCAGCCTAAACATCTGACGCATACCGCCTTCAGCAAGGTTCCGAGCCATCACTTCAATCTGCGCCGCCTGAGCCTGCATAGTCGCCGCGACAGCAGTAGCCGTTGTGCTTTGCAGTGCATCAGGTGACAAGCCAGTAGACGCTTTTGTAACCCCAGTCTTATCTTCTACCTGTTGATCAAAATATTGTAAGGCAGAAAGGGTCTGACCTGCGACGAACGGGACAGCCTGTGGCTGAATAGCGCCTGACTGCTTAACGCGGATGATTCCGCCAATCTCATTGTTTAATAGGTCATCGACGTTTACTGCGCCGTCTACAATCTCTACGCGAGGGTTGTTAGTCAGTGCGACGTTATCCAGTACACCGCGAAGCATGGCTGTAGCCGCGTCTTGGTCATTCAAGATAAGGTCCGCTACCGACCGGCCATAGAATGTGTGTGGCTCAGGGTCTACCTCAAATACAGCAAACGGAATTTGACCGCATGGCTCATAGTCCAATAACTTATACTGATTGCCGCCTAATGTGACCTTGTGTAACTGCGCTACCCCAGTGCCGTTTACGTCAATCTTCATGTATGCCTCTGTGACGGCTACTAAACGCATTGAGGGGTCTTGTACGTCCTCGTCAGAATAATCTTCTTCGTACCCCCTACGCTGGTATTCCTCAACCTCAGAGAACGTATCAGAGTGTTGTAGGCCGCCTAAATCGTAGACTTCTTCGTAATCGTAACCCATAGCCACCAGATCGCCCACACGCATCTCTGTACGATGAGCAACAACGTAATAGTCATCGATAGAGCGCGAGTTACGATCAATGAAAAATTCTTCTGGAGGTACGCTTTCAACGCACATCTTGCCTTTCTCGACCGTGCGAGCGATCTTGAGGTCATGGCGCGGAGCTTCCATCTCCATACCCATTTGGTCCATTTCCATGACCATTTGAGTTGTGTGCTCCAATACCTCAACGTCGTCTTCATTAACGAGCACAGAAAACTCCATGTCGTTAAGATCTTGGAAATCGTATATTTCTTGCTCTTGGTAAGTATCCCAGTAAACCTTGACGACACCGACCTTTTTAATGAGCGCATCGTGTATTGCATCGTTAAGCACCCTATAGCCGTTTAGCTCATTGAACTGATAGTGCATATACTTAGTGGCCTGTTCAGCCATCTGTACGTCTTCTTGGTTACGTGGCACAAACTCTACCGGCTTGTCAGTAGACAGAAATACGCGCATCAAAGACGGCTTAATAGCCCGTACGGTATCCCGTACCTTTGTAGAAACGACCTTAGACCGGCCATCTTCTTCACCGATATCGGTTTCACCATCAAAGTAACGCTGTGCCTTTATTCGGTCTTCAGCAATCTCAGATTCACAGAAATCAACGGCGTCTTGTATTGCCTCGCGTGCAATGCCCTCAATGTCCTGCTCTGTCATTGGTTTTAAACTCATTGCTGTTCTCCAAAGTTAAACAACCCGCCTGCCGCACTTCCTGTTACAGGAGCGATCTGCTGCACTGCTGCACCGCGACCAGCGTAACCGGCGGCATTTAATATTTGCGCTGTTCGATCATAAAGTTTACCAAGGGCATCGCGATCAGTAAGTGCTTTTCGGACAAGAACCGGATCTTCTGACATCAACACATTTACTACTTGTAAGCGTTGTTTTTCATTTAATTGAGGAGTTGCTTGAGCGATCAATCTTGCCCCTTGTTGAGCAATTGCAATTGGGTCTAATTGCGTCATTCTAAGCATATCTTCTGCCGATGTTCGCGTGCCAATTTGAGAGGCAGCCGCTTGTTGCGGAGCAGTTTGACTGCCAAATATAACTTGTTGCTCTGCTTCTTTTGCCCCACCTGCAATATCAAGCTTGCGAGCCACTTCTTCCATGCTTTCATCCGGGAATACTGCGCGCAACACTGCGCCTTCTTGACGATCTGGGTCAGCAAGCCGCCCCATAAGCGATGGAGACCTGCGCATTCGATTATTAACTGCCGCCATAACACCAGCCCGATAGGCTTCTGCCGCTTCTGGCGAATAATCTACAAGACGACTAAACAGTATTTCTATTTCGTCAGCGTCTTTTCCTAACGCTTTACGGCCTTCTTCAAATTGATCTCTAACCATGCGGCGAGTAGATGCAAGCGCTCTAATTTCACCAAGCCCTGGGTATGCCGTATCGAGTTGTGCTTTTAATGCTTTTTCAGTTTCAGCAAATCCTTCTGCGCGAGTTCCTTTTCCAGCTTGATATAACCCGCTTGCCTCATCCCGTAAAGCTCTACGGATAATTTCAGCGTCTTCTAGTGTAGGCATTCTACTTAGCACTATGCGCCCAGACTGATCTTCTGCGAATAGCGGTACAAGTCGGTCACTTTCTGCATAAATTTGTTGAAGCTCTACTCTGGCTGGGCCAAACCGTTGGAGAATGCTTTCTAGATTACGTGAAATTTCTGGCGTAACTTCTGGCACAGTTTCAAATGCAGCTTTATATCCTTGCCTCTCTAAGTCTAAAAGCTCGTCGTCTGAGGCCTGCATTGCTCGCATAACATTGCGATCACCCATGCGAGGCGTTAATCCCGCTTGCAACCCAGACATGGCTTCTTCTTTTGTCTGTTTAGCGCGCTGCGGTAAGCGCTCCGTAATCACCGCTCCAGGCTCTCCCATCTGAGCTTTGTATGCGCGAAGGGTTGCCATCAAAGTTCGATTCTCAGACATTAGCCGGCCTTCCATTAGATCGGCTACAATTTCATCTGTATTTTTGCCTGTAGCGTCAGCTAATCGCTGTAACTCTGCTTGAACTATTGTTGCTGGTCGCTCACCCAGCGTACGAGAAGCAAAGCGTTTAAGAAGATCTCCCGCAGGAGCTGTTACTGCACTGAATGCCGCACCAGTGACCGCGCCACCCGGTACGTCTTTTAGCCTTTCCAAGCCTTCACGCTCACTAAACCCAGCGGATGCCAATCCACCTTCGACAGCACCAATCTTGGTGGTTCTTGCTAAAGTTGGAGCTATTCTCGCCCCTGTAGTTCCCGCACTGAGCGCTGCTCCTGCTCCCAATGTTACAAGACTTGGAATAATAGCCCCTGCCAACTCGGCAGTAATAGCCTCGCCAGGATACTCCGCCCTATAAGATTCTAATTTTTCACGAAGCTCATCACGTATTTCTTTATACCCGCGATCATCTTCTGACAGCCCTACTGCGCTTAATGCCGCACTACCTGCGGCCTCAATCTCTTCCCCAAACCCAAAAGTAACGCCTTGAGCAAATGCTCGACCTTTTTGTTTTTCAACTGGTGGTGCAACGGGTATTGAGCGTGCAAAGTAATTTTGTATTTCTTGCTCTGTCGCGTCATCAGGAAAATTATACGGTTTCCCGTCCGGACCCTGCCTAATCATCGGCCTAAATCTCTTGGTGAGACTTGCGTCACGTTCATCGGCTCAGTGCCGCCAGGTATCTTATAAGATTCAACGTGATCGCTGTACTTAACGCGACCTGCGCTTAACTCTCGTGCTTTTTTCATTAACTCATTACGCAAAATTCTTTGAACTCGTATCTTGTTGTTCAAAAGCCTTCTGAGTTCCGGCTCTGGTAGGTTTAAATCAATTGTACTCGATAGCGCTAACTTTAACTCCGACTCACTCAATGCGCCAAAAGTTGCGCTTTGTATCAAATCGATACCCATTTCAGTTGCTGCTTGTCGCAAAGTAGTAGTTGCTTCGTTAAACGATGGGAGATAAGCCCTTACAAATCCAGATTCTCCACCTCTATCTATCGCAGATAAAGCTCTGTTTAAGGTGTCTATTGTTCCAGTGGCTCTTTCAGCCGCAACAAATGCTTCTTGGCCGGCTTTCATTGCGCGCGTAAAATCAGCGGTTTCTAACTCTGCTGCACGCTCTCTCGTGGCAATTTCACTTGGTGTTTCTCCAACCGCTCCTGGGACATCTACTCTTTTATATGTCTGAGTATTAGGGTCATATTGGACGCCATACATTTGCCCAGTTGCAGGATCTACTTGTGGTGCAAAACCTTTTGTTGCAAACGTGTCTCCAGCCACCCCTATAACAGCCTTTAAGGCTTCTGGTGCTAACGCCGGATTTGCTTCAACAGCTGAAGCCAAATCAGGTCTTCCTCGGCTTCTTAAATACTCTACCGTTCTGTTTGCTTGTCCGGCCAACTGACGTCTTTGTTGCACGCCTGCGGCGCGTTCTTGTACGGCCCGAGACAAGCCTTGATCAGGCTGTAAGCGCATAGAGTTAAGGGCAGTTACAATTCGCGCATTCTGAACAGGGTCTTGCAGCGCATCCAAAGCACCTCGCCCTAACCGGCTTAACAATCCAGCTTGCTCTGGTTTGGCAGTAGTAGAGCCTCCACTAACAGACCTTGCCGGCTGCATAGCTTGTGCGCGAGCGGCCTCAAAGTTTTGCATTTGCTGTTGAGCTTGAGGCGTCATAGCAACCTTTGCGTTTGGTGCGCGACGTTGTTGTATCTGCTCCATCATTTGCATCATTCTGCGCTCTTCATCATCACGCGCTGATGCTTTTGGTGTTACAGGTTGACCAGTCATCATCCCCGACATAATTTTACCCTTTAACCCATGCCCAATATTTTCATAAATTTTTGAATTTTTTCTATATCGACACCGTCACCCTGACTTGGATTAATGCCCATAATACCCGCCCCTGGCGCCATAGGGGCAACTTGCGGTTGCTGTAGTAAGCCTCCGCTAAACCCTAAAGCCTGTGGTTGTTGAACAGCAAACGGTTGGGCAATTTGTGCAGACGCCGCACCTACCTGACTAATTCGCTTGCGCATTTCCTCGTCTTTCATCAGCAAATCAAGCAAGCCTTTGAAAGCTTGTTTTTGTTGCGGAGCCTGTGAGTCTGTTGCAACCATATCTTTATCCCGTTAGAACATCGACGCGCCAAGAGTCAGGTAATCAAACAACCCTGGCTGCTTCGACGTTGTACTAGACTGTGGCGTTGGTGTTGCACCCAATGCCTGAGCGTAGTAACCAAGCGCTTGTGCTGGATAGTTACGGAAGCCTTCAAACTGCTGACGTGCCGCATTCATGACCTGCTGTTGCAGTTGCTGCTGTAATGCTCCCTGCTCGGCCATCTGCTGTTGTACTGTCTGGCCCATACCGAAGCCTAAGTTAGCAAGCGATCCTAGTTGGGCCGCAGCGCCTAATCTCTGTTGTGATCCTGCCTGACGTGCCGCTTGGTTAGCAAGCTGTGCCTGCATACTTTGGCCAAGACCAAACTCTTGAGCGCGTTGACCCATGCCGGCTTGAGCTTGTGCAGCTTGTAAAGCCTGACCAAAGCCTTGCTGCCTTAACGCCGCCGATGTGCTTGCTCCCTGCTCTAGTGCTTGACGCCCTAGCTCTGCTTGCTGAATGGCTTCTCGTGAGCCACCAAAAGCACGAGCACCTTGGAACTGCGCCGCCAATTGATTGGCCTGCATTTGGCGTTGACGCTCGATATCACCCATCGCGCCTTGAACAACTTGCTGTTCATACGGGTTTTGAAATGCTTGTATTTGGCTTGCAATGTCAGGAGCGCGGTATCCCATGCCCCGAACCTGCGACGGCATAAACCCTAGCTCTCGTTGTGCGCCACCCATTGCTTGACCGATACCGGCAGAGGCTTGCTGGAAAATGTCACCCTGTGGGGCGGCAGGAGGTGCCATAGATGAAGGGGCGACTGGCTGTGGCACTTGGCCGGGCAAGGGCTTAACTGGCTGTATGGGAGCGCCTATAGGTGCCTGTGCTTTAGTAGTGCCAGGTGCGCCTACATTCATTGGTCCTCCGGCAGGATTAAACCCTCCGGTAGCGCCTGCAAATCCACCGCCTTGCATTGGCGATCCTGTTCCTGCTCCTGCCATGTTATTTACCTCAACCTTTTATCTTGATTGGACCGCGTACAGCGCCCACGTTAATTGGACCGCCAGCAGGGTCAAAACCACCTGTTACCTGCGGGTTGTATGATGTCTGCAATCCTACTAATTGGTTTTGTAGAGCTGCTATCTGGCCTGCCAGCCCTGACGGGTCAAACTGAGGCACTTGACCTATGGCTGATTGATTAGCCGCTATTTGTTGTTGGAGTCCTGTAGGATCGAATCCTGGCGTCTGCTGAAGCGCGTTAATTTGCTGTTGAAGGCCGCTTGCGTCAAAACCTGGTGCCGTTTCGAGGGCGCTAATACGTGATTGAAATCCAGAGGCGTCAAAACCAGGCGCTGTTTCTAATGCGCCCAATCGACCTAATATGCCCGATGCATCAAAGCCCGGAGCTTGTTGCAGTGCGCTGATTTGAGACTGTAGGCCAGTAGGATCGAAGCCTGGTGTTTGTTGCAATGAGCTTATCTGTGATTGCAAGCCAGATGAATCAAACGGCTGGAATCCAGCAAATTGTTGTTGCAATCCGCTTATCTGGTTTTGTAATCCTGACGCATCAAATCCTGGCGTCTGCTGAAGCGCGTTAATTTGAGACTGCAAGCCAGAAGGGTCAAACCCTGGCGTTTGTTGCAATGAGCTTATTTGTGATTGTAAGCCCGATGGATCAAACGGCTGAAGGCCAGAAAACTGTTGTTGCAATCCGCTTATCTGGTTTTGCAGTCCAGACGAATCGAACCCTGGCGTAGACTCTAATGCTCCGAGCCGGCCTAAAATGCCTGATGCGTCAAAGCCAGGCTGTTGTTGCAAAGAGGATATCTGTGACTGCAAGCCCGATGGGTCGAAGCCGGGTTGTTGCTGCAATGCAGAAATCTGGTTTTGCAATCCAGTTGGATCAAAGCCAGGACGTGTCTGCAAAGAACCTATTTGCTCTTGCAAACCACCTATCTGTCCCATAAGGCCGCTAGGATCAAATGGCGTTATTCCGCCTACTTGCTGCTCTAATCCTTGTATTTGTTGTTGTAAGCTAGTTGGGTCGAAGCCCCTAATTCCTTCCAGCCTCTGTTGGTTTGCTGCTATTTGATTTTGCAATCCTGAAGCGTCAAACGGAGTCATTCCTTCGAATTGGTTTTGTAGGCCCGAAATTTGCTGTTGCAAACCACTAGGATCAAACTGTTGCATACCGCCAATCTGGCCTTCCAAGCCGGATAAGCGAGACTGTAAGGCGCTTGGATCAAACGTATCTCTTCCGCTCAGGTCTCTTAGTTGAGCTTGGATATCGCTTGGATCAAAAGGCTGGAATTGGCTGAACTGCCCTTCAAGCCCGGCGATTCTTTGCTGGATACCCGATGGATCAAATGCACTGCGTCCTTGCAAATCTTGTATTTGAGCTTGCAGATTTGAAGGATCAAACTGCGTCATTCCACCTATCTGGCCTTGCAAGTTGGCAATTTGGTTTTGCAAAGATGAAGGATCAAATCCTTCTACATTACGCAAATCAGATATCTGCTGTTGCAAACCAGTAGGATCAAACGGTGAGAAACTTTCTACTCTGCCCCTTATATCTCCAAGCTGCTCGTAAATAGCAGTTGGGTCGAACTGATCTTGACCGCGAAGCTCGGACAACTGGTTTTGTATGTCACTTGGGTCAAAGGGAGTCATGCCCCCTAGCCGTCCTTCGATACCTGCAATTTGCTGTTGAATTGATGATGGATCAAATCTTTCTATCCCTGTGAATTGGTTTTGTAATCCACCAAACTGATCCCGCAAACCTTCCAGTTGACCCGCTAGGCCGCTGGGGTCAAATGGCGTCATGCTTCCCAATCGACCTTCGATGCCAGAAATTTGGTTTTGTAATGCGGATGGGTCAAACCTTTCGATGTTACCAAACTGATTCTGCAATCCCTGAATCTGGCTTTGCAAGCCGCTAGGGTCGAATCCTTCCATACTGCCAAATTGATTTTGCAATCCACCAAACTGATTCTGCAAGCCTTCAATTTGTCCCGCTAAACCACTCGGATCAAAAGGCGTCATGCCGCTCAATCGACCTTCAATGCCTGCAATTTGATTTTGTAAGGCGGATGGATTAAACCTTTCCACACCGCGCAGCTCTGCTATTTGCTGCTGTAAGTTACTTGGATCGAATTGTTGTATTCCCCCGACTTGACCCTCTAACCCCGCCAAGCGTTGCTGTATGCCAGAGGGATCAAATGGGTCTCTGCCTCGAAGCTCCGCTAATTGGTTTTGTATGTTGGTAGGATCAAATGGCGTCATGCCACCAACTTGCCCCTCAAGCCCAGCAAGTCGAGCAGTTAAGTCAGTAGGATCAAATGCTTCACGTCCACGCAATTCAGAAAGCTGGTTTTGCAAGTCACTTGGGTCGAATGGTTGAAATTGACTAAATTGACCTTCTAGCCCGGCAAGTCTTTGCTGCATACCGGACGGATCAAATTGCTCTCGCCCTTGTAGAGCTGTTAATTGGTTCTGTAAGTCAGAGGGGTCAAATTGTTGGAAGCCCGATATTTGAGCTTCTAGGTCTTGGAATTTATTGTCGTACTGTGGGTTGTAGATGTTCCCCTGATCAATGAATCCTCGATTCTCGTCTATTGACCGTTGCATTGCCGCCATTTGGCCCGCAATGCTAGTTGGGTCGCTTGGATCTCCGCCCATTGAGAACTGGTCGCGCTGGATGTCGTACATGGGGTCAGTGAAATCAAGCGATGGCACATCAAATAAAGGAGTATCCGTACCGAACGCCACGTTTTCATCTGTGCCAGGCATATAGCCGGCATCCTGTCCCGGCACTGGCATGAAGTAGCCATCAAAATTTGGAACCATCGTTGGCAAGGAAGTGTATTGACTAAATTGCGCGGGGCTTTTTGTTTGCAGGTCTTTTAGTTGTTGCTCGAATAGCTCACCAGAGCCGTACCCTTGCATACCGCGGTATAACAAATCAGGTGTAGGTATGGATGCCGTAGCATCAAACCCTGGCCCCGCTAGTCCAAATGCTTGACCCGCCGTACCTGCGCTTTGCATTGCTTGTGTTTGCAAAGGAGAAAAAGCCGCAACCTCTGGCCCATAATAGGGAAGGTATCCCATGCGAGCCGTGGCTTGAGCGCGCCCTAAGTTCTGTCTTGCAGCGTCTTCAATAAACTTAGGTATTTCTACCTGTGTAGTCTGACTGCCGCCTTTTCCACCTGACATATCAAAGTTCCTTTGCTAATACTGTGTGCGCTACTTCGTAGCCCTTATCCTTCAGCACCTTAGCCCAGCCTTTGCGTCCTGCGATGGTCATTGCAGTGCAACCGTTCATTCGTGCAAACTCAGCCGCAGAACTATCCATCTCTACGATCTGCTCTAACTCTCCACCAGCAAGAAATATGTGCAATACTTTCTTGCCTGGGTACTTAATGATCTCCGTTACCGCGCACCCTTTTGGCGCTGGCCAGAACTGCATACGGCCTTCAGCTATAGCTTCAACGACGTCAGTAATAGTATGGGTGCCGCCCGATCTTTCTAATGCTGCTTGTAACCAAGGCTCACAGCGCACCAATTCTTCTACTATAGTCGCCAATTATATCACCTCTGGACTCTGATAATCGTTAGTGTCGTCGATGGACATAAAGACTCTGTTGCGATGCTGCTTGCAGCAAAGCCTTTCAAGCTTCCTTGCGTGTGATTATCGGTTGCAGTAAACACTTCAAGATAGTCATTGGCGGTTAAATAAAATATGGCAGACCTGCTTACAACGGTAGTCGATGCGTTTTGGTGTAGCGCTGCTCGTATTGTCGATCCGTTTGTTACGTTTACGCCATTAACTTTCGGCCAAAATACAAAATTTGCAGTACTGGCGGCAGATGAATAAATTTGAGCTGTAAATGTGATTAAAAAATGACCACTTTCTTCAAAAATTATCCGTGACCCGCTTTGTGTTAGCCCTTGATTTCCTGAGCCTGCTGCATAAGTGATTGCATAACCAGTATTAGATGCCGGATAAGTGAAGTCACTAGACAGTGAAAAATCACCATGCCCATCGGCCAAAACAATTTGCCTAAACTCACCGTTACTACTAACAACTGGGTAGCCTGTGGAGTCCCACAAGATAATCCCATCGTCTTTTGCACTATCACCGGTCTCAAAGTATGCGAGCTGCGACCGTACCCGTCTTAGGTAGTCATTAAGGCGCTCACCCCAAGGCTTCCACTCAGGGCCGCCAGGCGGCGGAGGGAATGCCCCTATGCTCACCGTCTTCCCCCAGTTTTAACATCCAGCCTCATGTTCCCTACGCGGAAGTCAGTCAGATCAGAGCCTGTAAGCCTCATACGAAGCTGTCTACCGGTAAATCTTACGCTAGTAGGGCTTGCCATAGTAAATGGCCCGTGTGAGCTTTCTGTGGCGTTAGGATAAAACCTTGTCTTAAAAGTAGCCGTAACTTGGCCCTGTGTTTTTTCATCAGGGATAAGCTCAGTAACTCGTACCACGTTCTCGCCTTCACCTACGAATATCGGACCACTCTCTACAAAGATGTCATCACCGTCATGCGATAAAGACACCTCGTGATCAAAGATATTTGCACTTGGATCGAACCACATTGGGTATCGGAACACACCTCGGTCAACTGCTGCTGTACGAGCTAAGTTACCAATCATCCAATAATTTTGCTGGTAGTTGTAAGAGACGTAGCGGTTGTTTTCTTGCGAGTCCCGAGACGGGTAAAACCACCACACCTCTCCGTATTGCGAGTTATGAACTGCGCATACCTTTGATGCTTGCGAGTTGTTAATATCATCAAACACGTAATCAGCAACGTCACAAGGAAGCTCTTGCACCGATGAGCCGTTATAAAGAAAGAACGACTTTTGTCCCATCCAGAACGCGCCCTCATCGACTGCTACGGCAGACTGCCGAGAAATCCCGCCACACGCAGTCCCCGCACGCTCAAAACCGTAGACCACGGGCGGCCCTGAGTAGGATGCTACGTGAGCATCAGTCGTCGTAATAATTAACGCGCGGCCACGAATGCGAACGCCTTGCATAATCTTGCCAGAGGTCTGTAATTCTAAGTCACCTGCCTCATTAGTAGCTGAAGGCGTCCATGTATCAATGTCTTCGCGATCAGACCATTGAACCTTGCGTGGGTTGCCGCCGGCACCAAGGCAGAATACAAACCGCTCCTCGGTCACCATGATAGATGTATTTCCGGTAGGCGCGTTTGATACGAGCACACCATTGGCTGCGTTATTTAACTGCCATTGGTAAAGCTTGCCGTCATCACTAGAACACGCAACTAGATACTCGCCCCAGTTGTCGAGCGACCAGGTTGTGCACTCCTGTGGTACTCCAGCAATACGGGCCGTACCGTAGTATTCTTTACCGTAGAAGTTACCGCCATAACCAAGGTTCTCAACAGCATTGACGTTTCCGCTAGTAAGGCCGGCAGGCGTAATATCAATAATCGTGTTGGAGTCAATAGACGTAAATAGACCGTCAGCCGTACCAAAGGCATAATGAATGTTTCCAGAGTTATCAAGCCACGTAACAGCGCCACGGGGCGGTTGTGACGCCGCCGCAGCTTTCCTGGTATCCCAGCCGCCAATAGGCCGTAAAGAGTTGTTTCGCCATCTGATTAGGCTCGCATCTCTCCATCGACCGGCAGACTCTAAGTCCGTTCCGTTCCTTACAACCCCTGGCGGGATATCTAGCGTTATGAGAGGCATTAATCCTCCTGATCAGGAACCTCATCGTAGTCGGCATCTGTGACTGCTTCTTGCTGAAGTGCTTCATCTAGCAATTCAATAAAACGCTCACGGCCTACTGCGAGTTGATCGACATTAAATCTAGCGCTTGATAACTTGCGGTCTAGATCATTCACATGGTTTAAAAGCACGCGTTGCTGATCATTAAAATCTTCAACGTAATACTCTTTTTCGTTCACGGTGATTAGGGTCTTTTCATTTTTTCCCATCGTCGCTACTCCTTAGTTTTTAGCTTTACCTATATTAAGCGCCAAGATCTCCAAGAACTTGTACGCCTTCCCAATCCACACATCATCTTTCGGTGTGGGCGTCATGGCGGCAATTAATGAACATACCGCAATAACTGATGTTGCGATGTTCGCAACGTCCATAAGCATACCCATTACCAAGGCATTCCAGAGCCAGTAACAGGATTCTTATCCGCTGCGATCTTAGCTGTCAGCGCCGCTTCAGTAGCGTCTTGATCTACTGACTCGTGTACCCATGCTAGTACGGCTGCCTCTGTTAGGCTGTCATAAGCTACAAAGCCGTCAGCGTCTGCGTCAGGCGTAAAGCCTACAGTGCCGTATGAAGAAGCAGTGTAAGTAACAGCGTCGTCGCCAGTACCTACGGTTTCAGATGCGTTAGCTCGCCAGTGTGCAACGGTTACACCGCCATCTGCCAAGTTTCGCTCAAGTGTTGCAATAGTCCATGTAGTCATTTTTATTCTCCAAATGCGGCTACACAAATAGCCTGTACGTTAGCGGGTTCAGCTGAGTAGTCGTCACCTGACTGAATTACATGACGGTGATACGACTGTGAAATTACAGCGCCGTCTTCTAGTACACGAGTAGCAGTCCGTACTTGAACAGAGGTAGTGGCGTTGCCGTCCTCGTCATAGCCTGTAACTACTTCGATTTTGTCTGCTGTTACTTCTTTAGTTAATGACATTGTTGTCTCCTGTTAGTCTGGCCTCAGAGTCCACTGAGGCTATAGGGTTATGCGCTTGTCTTGTAAACAACGGATAACATTACTGTTCCACTAGTTGCGTTTGCGCTCGTGCCTTGTATTAAAGATTTTGAAGAACCAAAAACTAGATTAACGTAGGTATTACCTGATTCTGTAAAACCACCGACACCGTCAGCTTCATCAAAGCTAAACAGATTACAGTAGGTTACTGATACAGGAGCGTAACCAACAACACTAAACGGTAGGCCATTGATACGCACCCCCCCGCTTAAACCAGTAACATCTGCCGCAGATATATAGCAATCAGCACGGACAGTGTTGCCTATTTTTGTGTAGGAATTGGTTGACACGGTTAAAGACGCTGAACCACTTGTTGAACCTATAATTGTAGGAGTCCACGTCCCTTCTTCATACGAATCCAGCTTGTTCGCCGCCGCAGTACCGCCGAGGTACGCACCGCCTGACAGGTAGAGGTCTTTGAAGCGGACACCTGAGTTGCCTAAATCAAACGAGGCGTCTGAGTTGGTTCCTGTGCTGTCTGTCGGAATCAACTGCGTCGAATCAAAGCGTAAACCTTTACTAGCACCTGCAATGTATTGAATGCCGTTTTGAGTACCAATGGAGCCGACTTTAACTCCATTCTTGCCAATTTCTACAACGTCACCATCTGTAGTGTTACGGTTAGCGAAAAACGCTGTAGTAGATGTAGCGGAGACACCTGAGTAGCCACCAGCTAGGAGCTGAGCACCGTCTGTTCCAACAGACGCAGACGTCTTACCAACAAGCAGATTCTGCGAGCCATCAATGCGCATGGCTTCATTTGTTAAAGCACGAGTGTCATTGCTAGAGCCTGATTTGCCTACGCTAAAAGAAAGATACTCTGTCCCCCAATTCCCGCCTTCAAAACCAGACGTAATATCTGCTGTTCTTCGTGGGCCATTGTCTGCTGTACCTACAAAAGTTCCATAAAATGCTAAGTTTGCATCCTCGCCTTGCGCATCCCCACTTGTAAGAAGCGAAAGGTTGGAGTCAGCATTACCAGCTTTACCACCTTTAATCGCAGTTTTTCCGTAGAAGTTAGGCGTGGACGTACCGATTCCAACATTCCCGCTAGAGTCGATGACTAAATCGTTAGCTTCTAAAGACCCATCGTCATTTCTACGAGAGATAAACAAATCCTGCGCTGAGTTATATATGCGTCTAAACTTGTTGTTAGTCCCGCCATTCGCGTCTTTGAACTGCAAATAACCGTCGTTATCTTCGATTTGAATATTGCCAGAGACAGTGAGAGTTTCTGACGGGTCGTCCGTGCCGATTCCAACCTTGCCGTCTGAGGCGATGTCCATATAGGAAGCGCCAGTGTTACCATTTCGGAAACTTAATGTAGTAACAGCGTTTACATTAGACTTCCCTATTGAGAAGTCACTGCCCGGACTTGAGTTGAATAAAATACCGCCAAAAGTAGTGTTGCTTGCGGTTGCATCTGAGTTTCTAAATGTAGCCAGCGCACCTGATGTTGCTACAGGCGACCCTAATAATTGAAGCAAGGAAGCTGGGTTGTCCGTGCCGATTCCAACCGAGCCGTCTGAGGTTATGCGCATCTTCTCACCGCCGTTGTTAAACAGCAGATTGTCTCCAAAGCAACCAATGCCTGTTTGATATGTAGAAGAAGAAGCAGAGTCTTTAAGCCATATCTGAGATGTAGAATCTGTGCTTTCAAAGATAGCGGCGCTATTACCAGTGCCTGAATTAACATGCAAGGCCTGTAATGGGTCGTCCGTGCCGATTCCAACATTCCCGCTAGCATCGACGCGCATGCGTTCTGTGGCGCCGTTTCCAGTGGCAAAGATAATGTCACGCAATGCACCAGAAGACCGTGCCTGTAATACTAAATGACCTGCTTCATTAAAAGGTGCAGAACCTCCTGCCCCTGTCGAATAAACAGACGCATAGCCTTCTGATGGAAAAGCGTTTACAGAATTATCGTATAAAGATAGTGGAACTCTCAAAGACTCATCAGCGGCATCCCAGAAGAACTTCGCAGTTGTGCCAGTGTCTTCGTAGAAGCTAATGTCGCCGTTGGAGGCTATGTTAAGCCTTGCAAGGCTTCCACCTGCGTCAAATCTTAAAGAGCCAGAAACATCAGATGCTCTTATATAACTTGTAGAAGGTCGCGAGAAAGTAGCAATAGCACCCTGA